TGTTTTAAGATAACCATACTCTTTAATAGAACCAAAACTACCAGATTCTTTTGCCGTTTGAGCCATAAATGCCCTTAACTCATCCCCTTGAAGGCCCTGTTCATATGCGTATTGATATACATCCCGTTCAGTAGACCCTTTATTTGTTGTGGAATCATTAAGAAAAACTATTTGAGGGGGTATTGTTTCCTCTGGCCCAGCAGCTATAGCATCTTCTCTTGAGTCTACTTCACGACTCATTATCCCTTTCCCACCTGAAGGTGCTGCACCTCCATCAGCGCTGTCGGTACTATCACTAGCATCAGAGTCAACAACAGTCTCAAGTACATCTTGTATAGCCTTATCTAACATCTCATTACTACGGGTATCTATACTAGGTGCATCAACAGGCGCTGGGCTGTCTGCCCTCTCTGGCTGTCTACCTCTAGAGACAGGTGTGACCATAGGCTGAAACACCTCTTGAGCTTCCCTAGCGTTGTCCATCATAGTCAGATCAGTGCCTCGCATATCAGTACTACTGAACATAGCATCTCTAGCCGTATCTGATAGCGGCCCTGTAGGAGCCTTAGACCTTGTAATACCAGCAGCTTGACGCATAAGACGTATCTCTAATGCAGAACGTATAGCTTCTTCTTCAGCTAATACAGAAAGCTCTTGGGCTTGTTGCCTAGACCTGTCAAACAGACCACCAAAGAAACCAGAGAACATACTCTCTTCGTCTTGCTCTTGCTTACTAGGCTTAGTGACAATACCAGTAGTTTCTTCTTGCTGATCCTCTTTAGGCTTCAGCAAGTCCTGTAAAGCATAGTAGTCTCTGTCTTGTTTTGTTAGCTTAAATAGTGCCATTATGTTTTTACCTTATCAAAACTTGTTTAACACGAAGTCTAGTGCAGTATTTAAAAGTACACCTGTACCTTCACCCCTTGCTTTATCTACTTCAGCTTGTGTTTGCATCTCAGCTATTAGCAAAGAGTTTTCACGTTGTAGTACGTTATCTGCTGTACGCCAAGCATAGTCTAAGGCATCACGTTCTTGCTGTAGCATGTTGTTATACGTAGTCTCAGTGAGATTGTTTGCTTGCTGTGCGGCATCACGGTTAGCTTGATTCTGCGCAGCGTTATCCATAGTGGTGATAGCTTGCTCCCACTGTGTATTCGCTTGTGCAACTACTAAAGCATTGTTAGCGTTGAACTGGTCACGAGCATTCTGTTGTGCACTGTTAAACTGTGAGATAGCATTAGCTTCACCAGCGTTAAACCGTTCCATAGCATTGCGTTGATCTACATTAGATTGCTGAATCTGTGTCTGCAAGTTAGAGAAGAACATATCTACTTGGTTAGAGCTAGAAGCATTGAACTGTAGTGCAGCATTCTCTGCAGCAGTATCAGACATAAACACACTAGCTAAGCTCTGTGCTTTAAACATAGCGACTTGCTGTTGGTTATTCATGCTAGACATATCAAAGTTTAAAAATGCCTTAGCACGATCTACGTTAGCTTGTTGTCTGTTACTCAGATTAGTCAGATCAAGCTGTGTCATAGCTGCAGCATCCGCTAGTACCTTAGCATTCTTAGCATCTAGGTTAGAGATGTCTACAGTCTGAGCCATACGTGCATTCTCTAGTGCAACCTGTTGCTCAGCAGTAAAGTTAATCTGTGCTACATCAGCGATACGTGCAGCATTCTGTACACGTGATTGAAACTCTTGGTCAAACTCCATGCCAAGGAACTTAGAGCGTTGCTCTGCAGCGAACATAGCCGCTTGCTGTCTGTTAGACAAGTTCTGTGCTTCAAAGCTAGCACGTGTCTGTGCATCCATCTGTGCAATAGGTAGTGCAGACTCCATAGCAGCTTGTACAATAGCTTGTCCTGCCATGCTTGATGCACCTAGCCCACGTGCAGCTAACGTAGCTGTAGCAGTACGCATAGCTCCTGCAGCCCATGCTGGTGTCTCCCCACCCTCAAACTGCTCTAGTAGCCCTGTAAGTTGTCCTTGTACGGTAGCCTCAGTAGATGGTACACCTGTAGCTGCAGTAAAGTTAGTCTCTGCTCTAGCACGTTCAAAGTCTACAGCACTATCGACACGCATCTCTGGTGTTACTTCTAGTGGTGCTACTTTCTCTACACGCTGTGCACGTTCAATCTGCTCTACTGTAAGACCTAGCTGTGCTAGTTGTGAAGGGTCCATAGTAGCCGCTTCAGCTAAAGCTTCTGCGCTGGGCTTACCCGTCACAGCAGTTAGCTTAGACATTACATTAGATACTTCTGCTGCAGCCTCTTTAGCTGTAAAACCAGCAGCATCAAACTCTTCAGCTAGAGGTACATCAGCAGCAATAGCGGCTTCTGTTTGTGTAGCAGTATCAGCTACTGCAGCAGCTTGACCTGTACCTTCAACTATCTTACCTGCTTCACGTTGTGCGTCACTTACAGTAACTACATCAGCTTTAGTAACCATAGACATAGGGTCATCTAAGATGTCTGCCCTCATCTCTGTAGTGCTAGGCATACCTACACGTTCTAGGTTAGTCTGTGCTTGTGATAGATTAACTTTAGCGTTAGTTACTTTAACTTGCTGTTCATCAATCAAGCCTTGAATAGTAGCACGTTGAGGGTCATCTGCAGCCATATTAGAAAGCTGTGTAGTATAGCTCTGTAATAGGTTCTGCTCTTTAGATAGACCACTCTGTGCAGTATCTAGGTTAGCACGTGTTTGTTCTGGTGTTACTGTAGCTTGCTGACCGTAATAGCTTTTATATTGATCTAGCTGTTTGTTATACGTGTCTTGTGCTGCTTTACTTTTTTCTTCCCAACCACTCTGTTTTAACTTAGATATAACAGGAGTAATTTCATTAGCAAGTGTTTGCTTAGCTTTACTTAATTCTGCTCTATTAACAACTGTAGATGTACCGTCTTCAAAAGTAAAGATCCAGTTCTCTCTACCCCCTGATACTGTATACTTAGATGGATCAGGCGTTAAACTTTCAGTACCATCAGGATTTGTTGTTTTAATAAACATTTCATCACTAGGTAACTTACCTGACTCCAAAAGCATATCAATGCCTTTTTGAGAATGCTTAGCCCAATTAAGATCCTGAAGTATTTCACCAGTGTCAATCTTTTCAGGTGCAGTAGGTAGACCCTTTGATGGATCGTATACAGGTTCTACAGGCAATGCAGGTCCACCTTTAAAGTCACCTGGCATTTTAACAGGTGTGTCTACACCCATGTCAAACCCACCAGTAGTGTTAGGCTGGTTAGCTGCAGTACCTGTATTTAGACCTGCATATGGTTGTACTGTTGCTCCTGTAGTAGGGTTAGTTGTCTGGCCTTTGTTAGCGTAGTACGCATCTAATGCTGTGCTATAAGGCTGTGAATAACCACCTTGAGCATCTTTAATGAAGTACTGACCACCTTTACCGACAACAGTACCCCCTTCTTGCATAGCCATCTGTGGACCACCCTGTACACGAGCCTTAGCCATCTCAGCATACTGGCCCATCATAGATGCAGCTTTAGGGCTAGACATCATGAACTTATTAATGTCATCCTGTTGCGCTGGGCCTGTGTAGCCCACCTTAGATAACAGTGTTTGTTGTTGCTGTGGTGTAAAGCCACCAAACTTCTTAGCCATAATGTTTTACCTTGTTATTTATTTATTGTCATCCATACTGCGCCAGCGATAAACGTTAGTAGGGCAACAGTGGCTAGTCTTGTTACAGTAGACCAGATAGACTTACGAGTATCTCTCCACGCTTCTATTAAGCTACGCATTTCTGTGATATCTTTGTGTGCATCATCATCAAGTAGACCAATAGAACGCAGGGCTTCTTTAGCCCCACGCCTAGCTGCACGGTCTAGCATAGCTTCTAGCTCTTCAGGAGATAGTTTTACTTCACTCATAGTTTAACTCATAATTGTTTAAAAGTCAAGTTATATTACGGTTTAACAGGCCAGTCTGCGTCTTCTAAGTTAGGCCAATTAGAGTGAGAAGTAATGTCACGTAGAGCCTGACGATATGCTGTCATAGCATCTGTCATTGTAACATCTGATAAAGCATAGAAGTCTGTCTCAGCTAGTTTCTCATCACGTGTCTTACGATTAGTCTCAGCAACTGCAGCATCTAGTGTAGTCTGATACGCAGCTTCGTGTTCAGCTTTAGTTGTTGTGACTTCGTTGCCATCATCATCTGTCTCAGTAGTGTCAGCAAACATGTCTACCGCTGTGTAGTTAATCATCCAGTAGTTAGCAATGATGTCTTCACCTACCATCTCAGGCATAGGGGCAGTCTCTTCTGTGTACTGACCAGTGACAGGACGTGTAGGTAAAGCATTACGCTGTACTGTCTGGTAAGCTGTAGTGCTAGGCTGTGGCCCTTCTAGTACGCCTACCATGTTGTACTTCTGCATGATGGTTGCTGTGATGTTCTTAGGGAACGACACGTTAGGGTTATCCTTACGTAAGTCTCCGAATGTGTATGGGAACTTTACTACTGTTCCACCGTTAATTTTAGCATACATGTTGTGTTCTCCTTGTTATGCTTTGTGTTACGCAATAGCGTAGAAGATGTAGTCACCCGCAGTGAAGCTGCTGGTAATCGTGAAGCCTGACGAAAGCGGGTCTATGTAGTCCGTGTTTGTTACTTGGGGAGCTTGTCCGTTAAGTGTAAAATAAGGATCATTACCCGCAATTATACCGCTTGTAGAGTCCCACCAGTACCAATCTCCTGTTGAGTCTGTACGTTTCAACATAACAAGAGAAGCGCCTGACG